TCGTGAAGTTTATTCATCTCCTTAACGAGAACATTTTCTCTGTCAGCCAAAGCTTTGTATTCATCTTGGCGCTGGGGATCAACTACTAATTCACTGCGCTTAGCAACTACATTACGATGCTCTTCAGCGAGTTTATTGAATCGATCTTCTAATGTTGGATCGTCTTTGAACCCATGCTTACGCCCCTCCTGCGCCCAGTCAGATTGAAGCTCCTCAATAAAAAGCACATTCTTGTTGTCAGCGTCCACACGGTCATTCATCCTGATATGGGATATGACATTGGGGTCCGACCAGTGCGACGAGCGGAAGTTGTCATCGTACTTTTCTGAAGACGGGACCTTGAGCAAGACCTCGCGGTAATTTTTGCCGCCCGGCTCTTGATACTCGTGGTACTCGGTCAGCCGCTCCCCAGGCTTGGTGCCATAGCTGTGAGTCCTGCTGAACTTGTTGATGTCCTCTTCGGCCTTCATCGCAAACTCAGCGGCGTCCAAATCGTTTTCCGCAAGGGCCTTCTGATAACGCTCATCGGCAAGCTTGCGCAACTGATTGATCTGCCTGTAGTCATTGACATTCAGGTCTGGCATGTACAGGTTGGCAAACCCTTTCATGTAGGGCGGTACGACAGATCTGCTTAGGACCACCTCTTCAACATCAGGCATGGTGCCCTTGGTCATGGCCTGGACCTCTTCACGCGTGACATTAGGCGTGGCAGCAAGCTTTTGAGCTAGGCCTGCCTCCTCAAGGCGCTGCTTGCTGATGCCTGCCCGTGTGAACTCATTGAGGAAAGCCTGCCCGGGTCCCTGCTTGCGCTGCAGGGTGGTGGCCATCTCCTCGATTGGGTTGTAAAAGCCAAGCTTACTGACCGGCGCATTGACATTCAGGGGTGCTGCCATGCTTAAGGCGCTGCTAAGCGGACCCTCGCCAAACATGGCGCGATCGACTTGCTCGAGGCCTGTCCTGCCCAGTGCTGTAGCACCGCGTGTGATGGCTTGCGCTGCAGGCTTGACAAATGGCGTAACCATGCCGCCGATGTCTGTCAGTGCGCCCACATTGCGGCCAATCTCGCGCAGGTTTGCCTGCGATTGCTGGCGCTGTGGCGAGCCTTCCATGATGCTGCCGGTGTAAGGTACCGGGTCTTCAATGTTGCCGAATAAGCCACTAGCAAAGCCGCGGCTGAGCGCACCGAGTGGTGTCTCAGGCGTGGACTCGCGCATCTGCTTTTGCTTAGCAGCCTTGGCTGCCATGGGATTGAAGTTGAACATCTGGGTGGGATCGCCACCGTCTTGCATGTGGACTGCGCCGCCTTCCTTGTACTCGAAGTCCTCGGAATTGCCGCGGACAGGCTTCTTGCCCAGCACGAGCGGCCCGATTTGGATGATGCCTTCCTCAGTGCCGATGATCGGCTCCATGGTCCTGCGATCGTAGAAGTGGCCACGGCGCTCAGGGTCATAGCCGATTTGGGCGAACTCCTTGCGACGCAGGGCATCTATGGCCATCTCGAGTGCTTCCTCGTCACTGACGGGCTTGTAGGCCCCTCGGATGGTGGCAAACGATGACTTGTCATCTAAGCCCAAGGCAACCTTGCGCGCAGCCTTAGTGCCGGGCAGCATTTTGGTCTCGCCCTCGAGCACCATCGTTGGCGTGTAAATGGTCTTAGGCTCATCAGCCGGTGGCTTGTGGCGATGCTGTGATGTGACAAACACGCCCTTAGTTGAATAGGCTGGGATGTCAAGCCTGCTCATGACGGTCTCACCTGGCACGAGCAAGTCAGTGCGGCCAAAGTTCTTGGCCTTGTCGCTTGACAGTGCGGCCAGGGCTTCTTCAGCCGTGGCAGGCTTGGGTACAAAGTCGTAAGGCGTGACAGGCTTAAGCCGGTCAACGATGGCGTAATACTGCTCGCGGGTGATCTTGCCCTGCTCGTAAAGCCTGGCGGCCTGCTGAAGCTCAGGCATGCGCTTGGTGACATCCTTGAAGTTCATGTCCAGGCGGCTGACGGCAGGCTTGGGCGCACCGTACAGCATCTCGAGTACCTTCTTAGCGTCTGTTGGCTTGGGCATCATCGCCTCCGTTTGCGCGGGATGATAACCCTTTGCGGTTAGCTTGCATACGGATTGGTCCTCGTGATGCCTGCGTCCACATAGTCCTCGGGATCGTAGTCATCAGGCGGTAGCGGGTCGATATTGAGCCAGCTTGCGTCTCTGAGGTATCTGAGCGCCTGGCTGAAGGCATCGCAAAAGTCATCGTGGTCGGTATTCGGGAAGCTGCAGATCTGCGTGACCATGGCCTCAGCCCAGTCGCGGACATAGCCAGCGCGGTTGCTGGACTCAGGCACATACACCCTTCCTGCTTTTACGATGTTGGCCACGATGCTCAGGCGCTGGATCTTGTCAGCCCTACCAGGGTTGTAAGCCCTCACTGGGATGTGTGCGCGCTGCAGGTCCTGGATCAGCACGATGCCGGCAGCCTTGTCCTCGACCAGGACGAGATCCACCTTCTTGGCGGTCTTGCCCTCACCAAAGATGATCTCGTACTCGTCAATGACCTTGGGCTTCAGGTCGGGGTACTGCAACCGATCCTGCCAAGCGTCGATGATCAGCACGCACATGCCACCGTCCTGGGGCTTGAAGACACCGAAAGTGATGCTTGCGGTGGGGTCGTTGACCGTCTTCTCAGTGAAGGCGCAGTCATAGCTCTGGACCACAAACTCGAGCTTGGGTATGGGTTTGTCAGCAGGCCAAAGCTTGAACCAGTCGCGCTGCACGATACCGCCCTCCTCGGGGTCGATGATCTCAGCGTAGATTTCCTGGCGGCCAAGCTTGGTGCCTTCGTACTGCAGGATCTGGCGCTTGAAGTTCTCGGACAGGTTATCCAGGTTTGAGTAAGTGCTGGCAGTGGTAAGCACCACATCGTCGCCCTCGCGGCTGATCAGGTCGATGATCAGGTCCTTGGGCTTGGGTGTCGTCGTGCAGATCAGCCTGGTCTTCATGTCATGCAACTTTAGTCGCATACCAAACTGGATCTGGTCCCAGGCTTCCTGAATGTACTCCCAGGCGGCAAGTTCATCCAACCACCCGCCGTGGAATTGCGGACCGCGGAAGCGCTCAGGCTCACTAGCCGGTATGCCTTTGATCAGTGAGCCATTAGTCAGCTTGATCTCGTGCAAGGCCTTGTTGTAATCAGCGATCAGGACCGCAGGAATCACGCTCAGGAGGCCCGAATCACCCTCGAAGCATGTACCCCTCACATCACTACTCGTTGGCGCCGCCACGAGCCATCTGGTGGCTTTGTAGGACTGTGCCCACCAGCCGATCTGCTCCGCAGCCGTCCTGGTCTTGCCGGCACCGCGGCCTGCAAGCATCAGCCATATGGACCACCAGTCACCGTGCGGTAGGATCTGGTGCTTGAGTGCTCGTGTGAGCCACATCATGCGCCAGGACCAGGCGGCAGCCGCTTGTGGCTCTAGCCTGGTGTACTGCTCGCGGATCTGTGGATCTTTGAGCAGGACCTCAAGATCACTTGTCCCCAAGTTGCCTCTTGCTCTCGAGGTTCTTTAACATGGCGTCAAAGATGCTGATGTCAGCCTGCATGGCCACGGGATTGTCAGCGTCACCAGCGTGAGTGAGGCGCTCACCGTACTTCTTGGGATTCCACTTGGCCAGCAGCTTGAGCCGTGTCTCGATCTGCAGCTTACGGTGACCAAGCATGTCTTCCCTGGTAACCGTGATGCCATCTTCAGTCTCAACTTGCTTGGTGCCCCACTTAGGCGTGTCAGCTAGCTCGAGACATTCCTCGGCCATCTTGTCGTAGCCGATTTCGCGTGCGCGTGCGATTGCTCTGGAAAGACCGACGCCCTCCGCACCCAAAGCATCATCTCGATACATCCAATCGTAGATTGTTTGCCATGCTGGCATACCCTCATCTCTGCATATCTGTCTTAATGGCTCAGCGTTACTTAAGCGCTCCACAATCTCTTGGGCGATCTCAGGGGTGTATTTGCTGGGGCGGCCAGTTTTCTTGGGCGCGGGTTTTGGCGCGGCTTTAGGTTTGGCGGGTTTGGGCATCACATCTTCCAGTGACATAAGATCCGCTGATGATAGGGTTTTGGTGGGCTGGTGGCAATTGCTTGCGCAAGGCAAGCTCTAACTGCTTGATTTTACTACAGCTTTACCAAAAAAAGAACCCCCAATTGCTGGGGGCCAACTCTACGGGGAAGTGCAGAGGATTTCAGGAGAACATCAACATGGACTGCCAAATTCAGTTTAGGCGCTCTCTGCTGTGTTGGCAACCTCGTTCATGGCGAGGAATTGGTTAAGGCCATTGCGCAATTCAATGACTTTGTCGCGGTTAACGGCTACTGCTGCATGAGCACCTAACTTCCATACTGACAGCCATAAGCCATGGTCATGCTCACTCAATGTAAGACGGTCAACTCCTTCAAGGTCAATACAAGTATCAAATTGTTTTTTGCTCATGGTGTTTGCTCCAGGTGGTGGGGCCGTAGCCCCGGTTTGATTAGATTGCTGCGAACTTTGATGCTGGGGTGAACTTGCCATCGACATAAATGCGGCTTGGGTACTGGTTGAACAGCGTACCCTTCGATGAGCAGTTGATGATTTGCTG